TCTAACCCTTTAGTAGTCAGCAGTTTGCATTCTTCTAAAAGGAACTCGCCTGCAAATTGCAAGTCACTCTTCGCCATTATGCACCTTCTTTAATTTTCTTTTCAAATTCCTTAACGAAATCATCAATAAATCTAGGTTGTATCAATCGTATCTGTGCCTTTTGTTCTTGTAACTTCTGTTCATATTGATAGTTTGATACAGCGGTTGCAGAACCGTAGTCTGTAGTGTTCAAACCAACATTGATTATTTCAGTTGTGTCACCAGATGTTTGAGTAATCTCATAATGATGTATTGCATCTGGATTACCATATCGTTCTTTTACATATTGTTCAAATGTCTGTTGTGACATTGGCCAATCGTGATAGTAATCTACAATGTCATTCGCAATAAGAATTGTCCAGTGTAATTCTGGGTCACCATAATATTTGTGTGCAATAATCTCTGGTGCCTCACCATCCTGTACATTATAGTAATCAAACTCAATTAGTTGGTTCTTGGTGACAATTTTTACTCTGCGAAAGATGTCTTTCATAATGGTTTCTCTACCATTACCTTTAGCATCATACGATATATTGGGGAACATGGAAAAATACGACATTTAAAACCCCTCGACAATTTTTTCTCTGGTGATAACTTCCAGTTCTTTAAATTGCAGTTCGATGTTGGTTTCTACAGGTGGAGCTCCATCACCATTAACACCACTGGTTGGTCTGAAGAACTGTACTCGTTCACCACCATATGTCACATTACATGACTCTAGAACTGATGTTGAAATCCTGTTAAGAAATCTGTTTGGCCCTGCACTGTAATAGTATTCAATATCGAATGTTGCTGGTACGATAAATGTTCTTGATGATTGCGTTGAATTCTCTGGGTCAAATGATGGTGCCATGTAAAATCTAAATGTGTTTACAATACGGTCTACATTCTGTGCTTCAGATTCAGACTTGGGCATCATCTTAAATGAGAATGAGAAACTTCTTCTACTGATACCTTCAAACACCATTTCCATTCTATTGTTCGTAACTTTACCCCTTCCAATATCCATTGACGCTTTTGCACCAGGCGCCGCAGCATCCAATGCAGTTTTTAATGCCTCTGCACTACCCTCTTTTGCAACATCACCAAATGCACCTATTGAAGCAATTGCAGATGCACTAAAGTTTTCCTCTTGCATAAATCCTTTGTATGCAGCGATTGCTGCAGCAGTAGCATTACCGATTTCTACTTCACCATACTTTGCGTCCTGTTGCAATGATACCTGTGCAGGCATATACAACGCAATTGAACTCGCAATGCGTTTTGTTGGTGCTCGTTTTACTGACAGTGTTGATGTTCCACCACTACCACCATATGACGTTCCAGATGGAGCGCCTGAAGCACCAGAAAATTGTATATTTGCATTTGCTTGGTCATTGATGAAAAACTGGACATAGTGTCCTTGGTCAGCACTACCCAAATCTTCTGGATATGACAGTTGACTTGTGTTGAAGGATGACCCTCGTAGTTTTTTCTCTAATGACTTTGTTGCTAATCTTTTTATTCGGTCTGGGTAAGACATTGTGTAATCCTATAAATATCTATACATATTATTTATTTAGGTGTAATATCATGGCATACCGTGGAAGATATAGTCCAACGAATCCAAAAAAGTATAAGGGTGACCCTTCTAACATTATTTATCGCAGTTTGTGGGAACGCAAATTCATGGTATATTGTGACATGAACGATAAGATAGTTGAATGGGGTTCTGAAGAGTTTTTCATTCCATACAGGTCACCCATTGATGGTAAAATACACCGTTATTTCCCAGATTTCTACGTCAAGGTCAAAACCTCTACAGGCCCAAAAAAGTGGGTTGTTGAGGTCAAACCTAAGGCACAGTGCAAACCCCCAAGAACACCCAAGCGCAAAACCAAGAAATATCTCAATGAGGTGCGTACTTTTGCAATCAATGAAGCAAAGTGGATGAACGCAAAGGAGTGGTGTAAGGACAGAAATATGGAGTTTATCATCCTCACAGAAGTTGAATTGATGATATAAATAGAAGTATGGCAGAAGAAAGTTATTTCGACAAGATATCGGGCCAGATACAAACAGGTAATGAACCGTTTAAATGGTATCGTAATCGTATTAAAGAATTAGGTACACCTAGTGTGCCTGAACTATTGCGTGATGGTAAACTAAGTGACCGTCCAGCGGGGCGTGCATTGAATATGTTTGTATACTCGCCTAAGTTGAGAAACAAACTACCATACTTTGATACGTTTCCACTTGTCCTTCCTCTCAAGAGTATGGATGGTGGTTTCCTTGGTTTGAACTTTCACTACCTACCCTATGCATTGCGAGCAAGACTACTTGATGCAGCAGGGGGTGACAATTTGAGTGTCAGTGCGGTTGAGAATAATCGACTAACTAAACCATGTCTGAAGAGATATCTGTTTGGTTACACACGTTCCAAGTTTCGTAAGATTGATGATGAGGATAATCTGACTGCAATTATGTTACCAGTACAACGATTTAAGAAAGCATCTGCACAAGAGGTGTGGAGTGATTCTAGGAAGATGATTTAATGGCACAAACATCACTACAACAGGGGTTTGCAAACTTGAGAGGTGGTGACTTCTCGTATGCAAGTAAATATGAAGCGGAGATATCATTTCCAGCAGTAATTGACAATATACAGATGAGAAATCTCTCTATTAGATGCGATACTGTTACAATGCCAGGACGTAACCTTCGTACTGTCATGAATGGAAATATTTACGGCCCACCACATGAAATGGTACAGGGATACACATTTGGTGAAGTGTCTGCATCTTTCTATTTGAGTACCGATATGAATGAACTTAGACTATTCCATGCATGGCAAGACAGTATAGTCGATGAGGATACATTCGATTTGAGTTACTACAAGGAAACTGTCGGTACAGTAAAAATCTTTGCACTGGACAAAAAGGAACAGAGAGTATATGGTCTTGAATTAATCGAAGCATTCCCAAAGACTATTGAACCAATCTCACTTGGATACTCTTCATCAAACACAATAAATAAAGTAGGTATATCGTTCCAATATAGACGTTGGAAGGAAGCAAGTTAATTAACATAATGCATTAGGAGAATATAGTATGGCATTACCACAGTTAAATACCCCTAGTTATGAGATGGAAGTACCATCGACAGGGGAAACGGTTAAATATCGCCCGTTCTTAGTTAAAGAACAAAAGGTATTAATGATTGCACAAGAGACAGGTAAAGAGGGTGACATGGCTCGTGCAATGTGTGACATTATCAAAAGTTGCACAGATGGTAAAATTCCCAATCCTCAAAAACTTCCCACATTTGATATCGAATATATGTTCTTACAACTTCGTGCAAAGTCGGCTGGTGCAGAGGTTGAATTACAAATCACTTGTCCAGATGATGGGGAAACAAAAGTTCCAGTTAAAATCAATCTAGAGGAAGTTAAGGTTCAGAGGGATGACGCACATTCTACTGACATCATGATTACAGAGGATATTGGTGTAAAAATGAAATATCCGTCAATGATGGATATCAGTAAATATTCAGCAGGGAAAACTAAAGCGGTAGACTTAACCTTTGGTATCATTAAAGACTGTGTAGAATCTGTCTTTGATGCAGAACAGGTGTACGAGGATATGCCTAAAAAGGAATTGGATGAATTTCTAGAATCCATGAACACTGAACAGTTTGGTAAAATTCAAACATTCTTCGATACCATGCCTAAAGTAAAACATACCATCAAAGTAACTAACCCTAACACTGAAGTTGAAAGTGAAGTGATTGTTGAGGGTATGCAGAATTTTTTAGGATAACCCTTTCGCATGACAGTTTGGAGTCCTACTACAAACTGAATTTTAACATGATGCAACATTATAATTATAGTTTGACTGAATTAGATAATATGATGCCTTGGGAAAGGGAGATATATGTGGGAATGTTAAAACAACATATAGAAGAAGAAAATGAAAAGATGAAGGAAAGAAACCAGAAAATGCGTAGGTGACCATAAATAAAAGACAGGAGAGAGATATGTCTGAAGAAAAGAAAACGGTGACTGTAGACCCAGCGGTTGTAGAAAAGGTAGACAGTAATGGTGATGGTCACATCTCACAAGAAGAGATGGAGATGAATTTGGAATTCAAAAGAAAAGAACTTGAAGATGCAGACGCTCGTAGGGATGCGATGCGTAAGATGACATGGTTCGCACTGTTAGGTATGTTATTGTATCCAGCAGGAATCTTAATCACATCTGTATTAGGACAAGAGAAGGCGGCAGAGATTATCGGTGATATCGCACCGACATACTTTGTTGCAATTTCAGCATTGGTTGCCGCTTACTTTGGTGCAAATGCATATGCAGATAAAAAGAAATAGGAATATCTAGATGGCAGATGAAAAAACCGCTGCAGGATTTGCTGAAGCATCCAGAAATCTACAAAAGGTTACTGGTGAACTAAGAGAATTCAATCTAAACGCTGGAAAAGAAATCGCAGACCAGATGGGGAAAGAGATTACAAAAGTTACTGACCCATTTGTTAGTGCGTTTCAGACAATTCCTGGCGTACAGACTCTTGGTACAGTCGGTAAAACCATCTTCAATAAAACATTTGCCGCACTAAAAGATAAACGAGAAAAAGAACTTCTACGTCAAAGACTTGGTATCGGCAAAGAAGAATTTGAGTTGTTACAAAAACAAAAGAGCGTCATTGACGCACAAAATGAGTACCAAAAGAAGTTTGACGAAGCAACAGAAAATCTTCTTGGTTTAAACGAGGTTGAGATTAGAGGTCTTAGAAGTGACCTTGGACAGTTCTTAAACTTTGAAGATGCAGTTGACCGTCTTATTGATATAAATCAAGATGCCATTGACGCAGATGCAGACAGACACGCATATCTTGAGAAGGGTGCATCTAGAAGAGTTGAAAAAGAAAACGAGGAAGCAAGAGCACAACAAAAACAACAAACTGCACTTGAAGCGATTGGTGCTGGTATCATGGACATGAAAGAAGGTATCCTCAATGGTCTTGCTGGTCTAAAGGATAAAGGTCTTCTTGGTCTTGGTATTCTTGCTGGTCTAGTCGCTGCACCCTTTGTTGCCATAAAAGCGTTCTTTCTTCAGTTGGGTGCAGAAGTCAAAGTGTTGCGTGATATCGTCAAAGGTATTAAAAATGGAAAGTTTTTCACATCAGTGGGTAAGATATTGAATGGTCTTTTTAGTACTATTTCAAAAGGATTTAAAACACTACTGCCTGGCGCTGGTACAGGAACTAACCCACTTGCAAACGCTACAAAATCATTTACAGATTCGATTAAAAAGGTTGGTAATATATTTAAACCGATTGTTAGTACAGTTGATAATGTCACAGACGCCGTGAAAAAGAGTCCTGCTGTAAAAACATTCGGTAGTGTTACTCAAAATATTACCAAATTTATTGACAGTATTAAAAAAGGATTAAAACCTTTTATAGATGGTTTGAAAACAGTTGCTACTGGTGCATCAAATTTTATTAAATCGTTGCCTGGTTTTTCTAGTGTAGTAAAGTTCGCTGCTACAATTGGTAGAACTCTTGGTAAGATATTCCTACCAATCACAGTCATTATGGGTGTGTTCGACTTCGTTAAAGGTTTTATGGAAGGGTTCAAAGAGGATGGTATCATTGGTGGTATCAGAGAAGGATTTATTGGTTTGGTCGATGGATTGGTCGGTGGATTAATCCGTATGATTACTGGTGCATTGGCTTTCATCTTGGATTTTCTTGGACTTGACCAATTTGCAGCAGCAATAAAACAAAATGTTGATGAGGCAATTGAAGGAATTTATGAAGCATTCAGAGGTATATTCGATATCGTCAAAGGTATCTTCACTCTGGACTTTGGATTGGTAGGTGATGGTATTGCATCTATCTTTACTGGTGTAATTGAAGTGATGACTGCACCATTCGATATGATTTATGGTCTGATAAAAGATGTCTTCAGTTTCTTCGGATTTGAATTACCAGATTTTGACCTTGCAGACACAATACTTGGTTTCGTAGGTGCTGCATATGACTTCGTTAAGAACAAGGTCAAAGGGTTCTTCAGTTTCTTAGGATTTGGTGGTGAAGAAGAGGAACTAGAGAAGAAATCTGCGGCCGCAGACAAAAGATTAGAATTTGAAGATAGAAGGTCAGATATTATTGCAAGGGGTGACCCAAACTTTGAAACTGACGTAGGCAAGAAAGCGTTAGAAAGATATGGTGTTGCACTGGATGAATCAATCGCAGCAGAAGAGGCCTTGGAAGCGTTTCGTAATAAACCAAAACTCAAAGATGTTATCAATACAGCAACTGAAAAAACAAAAGAAGTATTTGGTAGTATTAGTGAGTCTGTGTCTGCTGGGTTCTCTTCAGCAGTTGCATTTGTTACTGACCTATTCTCATTCTCTTCTGAAGATGCAACTGTTGCTGGGGTTGCAACGAAATTACTTGATATTATACTTGCACCTTACAATCTTGCAATCAACTTTCTCAGAGGTATCTTTGGATTTGGTGAAGATGAAGAAGGTAATCAGTTGCCATCATTCTCTATTGGTGAACTACTCATTGAGACAATGACTAATATCTTCAATTGGTTCTCTAACCTGTTAGATATTGATATTGGTGCATTGGTGAAAAAGATACCAGGCGCTGGTAAAGTTATAGACTTCTTATTTGGTGATGAGACTGCTGAAGATAGAATTGCAGACCAACAAGCACTCGTTGACAAGTTGCAAAGAGATGTTGACACTGATAGATTCTATGAAAGTGACGCACAGAAAGAACGTGATAAGGTTGCACTTGCAGAGGCAATGGCAGAACTAGAGTCAATGAGAAGTGAAGCAGGAGTCACCGTGGTTAATAACAACAACGTGGTCAATGCAAACACAAGTAACAATGCATCAACTACTACTATCGCACCAATGAGAGACACTTCTCCCCCTGCTGGTTCTGTACCAGCATATGGTTAATGGTCGTAGACGTTCGGCCCATTCTGAACATAGACAGGTTTGCAATATGCAGTAACCCTATCCTTGGGGTCTATATACGAACTGTATGAGTAATTACCGTATTGTCTTGGAATGCGTTTTGCGTAATACAGGCAAGTATCAATACTTCTGAATATCATTGAGTTAGGTTGTACCTGTCGAAACTCACCTGTTCCCATAACAACCATTAGCATAAATGCGTGTATCATCTGGACTTTGCAAGTTCTTTATTGAACTCCCACTCTGCTTGTTGAATACGCAATTTCATCTGTCTAACGTGTTTTTCTGATTCCGTTTCTGGAATGGGTTCATGTTTAAATGAGTAGTGCTCTAACCAAAGTAAAAGACCACCAAAGATAATAAGAGAACTTATAACAATCACAAACCACCACACTATAATCATTTTTTCTACCTCATCTCTTTCTTAAACTTTCTTCCAAACTCTTCATCATCTCTTCTATCATGGGTGTACTCTTGTTTGGTTCGTACACACATTTTATTTGTCTAGGACAGTATTCAAATCTATCAATGAACACCGTATCAGTAGTTTTATTGGGCCCCAGATATATACAAATTTTCTGGGTTTTCACTATTTTCTTTTTTGCAAGTCTACAGGTAACGAGTACCTTATCCTTGTCCTTGTTGGCGTTATATGTTCTTCCTTCAGATAATGCAGTTGTTGGTGAAACCGCAAATGCGAGTAACCCCAACACAACTACAATGTTAACCATATTTGTATTCGTATGCCCACATTCCGAACCAGACCACACCAGCAATAATTAAACCACCAAGGACAATACCCACACCAACTTCAATGAAGAACGCTTGTCTTTCCTTCTGTGCATAAATCATTGCCTGTCGTTTCTTTCTGATGTCTGCTTCTGTTTTTAAGAGTTCTTGCCATGCAGATGGCCCTCTAGTGAAAGTGATGATTTGACGTAACTGCTCACGCATATCATCGGCCTTCTTTTTTGCCATGAAAATTTGCATTGCTTCTTCTTCCACAGAACCGGCAGCAAACAGTTTCTTAAACAGAGGTGGTTTCTTATTGTACTCTTCGGCCTTCTTGATATCCGATACTGCACCCATCCAGCGACCCATATCGCCTGCCATAGATTCAATATCACGCCCGACTTCAAAACCCTTTTTGATAGCATTGAACGCACTTGATGCC